ATTAGAAAAAATATTTCCTAAAATGACTTTACTAGAAAGCAATCATGGTAGTTTAGTATTACGCAGAGCAATAGCTAGTAAGATGTCAAGACAGTTTATAAAACCCTACAATGATATTTTAGATGTTAATAAAAATTGGGTATGGAAAGATAAACACATTGTAAAAACAGATAAGAATACTGTTTGTTTTGCACATCAGTTTTCTAAAGATATTGCCAAAGCAGTTAAAGAAACAAGTATGTGTTGCGTACAAGGACACTTCCATACAGTAAGTGAGGTTAAGTTTGTAGCAAATGATTACTCTTTAAATTGGGGTATTTCTACAGGGTGCTTAGTCAATAAAGATAGTTTAAGTATGGCATATATGAAAGTAAATGTAGCTAAGCCCATTTTAAGTTGTGCTTTAATTACAGATGGTATTCCTGCAATTACTCCTATGGTCTTGAAGAATAATGGATCATGGGATAAAAACATTTATATATGAGAATAATTAAAGTGGGAAACCAAATTAGATTAACAATGACAAATGAAGAATTAACTGAAGTGACGCAACGCAATAGTATAGATATGCATATTGGTCACTTAAATGTTTTGCAACAAGACCTTAGTAAAGTTTTAACAGAACTACTACCTAAGGTTAAGAAAGTGAGAAAAAAGTGAACATAGAAAAATTAAAAGCACAAGTCATACATAGTGAAGGTATCCGTACCACTGCTTACAAAGATACTTTAAATAATTGGACTATAGGCGTAGGTCATTTAATTAAAATACCTGATGAGGAATATTTACTAGATAAAGAATTAACAGATTTAGAAGTAGACCAAATATTTACCACTGACCTTAACCAAGCTATTGATGACGCTAGAAAATTTATTGATATAGATAATTTAAGTGAAGATGCATTTTTTGTTGTAGTGGATATGGCATTTAATCTTGGCTTACCAAAACTAATGCGATTTCAAAATTTTCAACAAGCTCTAAAAGAAAAAGATTATAAAAAGGCTAGTCGTGAAATGTTAGACAGTTTGTGGGCTAGGCAACTACCGAACAGATCAAAAAGATTAGCTAAACAAATGAGGGAATCAAATGTTAAGTAAAATATTAAGCGGTGGTTTGGTTGGTCAAGTTGGAAAGATTATAGATGACTTACATGTATCGGAAGAAGAAAAAGGACAAATTAAAATACGCATAAAAGAATTAGAAAATGAAATTAACTCTAAACAAATAGACGTAAATATTGCTGATGCTAAATCTACTGCTACTGATATTTCTGGTATGTTGCAAAGATCATGGAGACCATTAATTGGAATCTCTTGTGCTTTTGCAATCTTTTGGGAATATGTCGCAAAACAATTCACATTATTTTTTCTTGCATTGTTTTCTGTAGAAACTGCACCCTTGCCAAGTTTAGATTTAGATGCTTTGATGCCACTCGTTCTAGCACTCCTTGGCATGGCAGGATTAAGAACATACGAGAAGAAAGCTAAAATTACAAAGTAGAAAGGATATAAGATGAAAGATTGGATGATGAATAAAGTCTATTGGGTACTAGATAAATTAGATCCATATTGGACTTGGAATAATTTATGGAAACTAATTGCAATAATTATTGTGGTTTGGTTTGTTCATGGATTAATGCACTAATGATAACAACTACCACATCACTATCAGTTTTAATTAAACCAAAAATAATTGGTAGTAAAGGTAGAACATTTAAAAAATTATCATTTGGTAAAATACCAATAAAGAAACCAAAATTAAGAATAGGTAAAATAAAAAAGGCAAGATGATTAACACCTTGCCTTTACATCTAGTGATTATTTGTAAATATAACTTAATTCATTTGGACTCCATATTTGTTAATTGGAGTAATTATACCAATGCCCAAGAAATTTGAAACGATAATTTATTTAGAATTTCTTGACCACAGTTCCACATCTAATTTATGGCAATCAGAAGAAGAATTTAACCAAGATTGCGAAATAGAATTATGCAAAGCTATCGGATTTTTAGAAAAAGAGGACAATCTAGCTTTTTATGTATCTACAATGAAATCTAGGGGAGAAAAAGGCTCTGGACATGTGATTCTTAAATCTGCCTGTACCTATATTAAAAAAATACCTCAAAAAACCTTTTTTAAGAGCATAGAGCATGTAAATAAGGGAGTATTAATAGATACTCCCCTAAATATATAAAATACTCTGTAAACGCGTTAAAACGTTAAATTCCCCATATCTGCTTTCTTGCAGGTATGTTTTGTTTATTCCACTCCCAAGAATCAAGATTTGGTTGATATAATAAAGCTACTTCTTCAATAGTGTTGCATTTTTGCAACATTGAAGCCATTCCCTTAACTTTATTGTGTATTTCTACTTCGTTATCATCATTAAATTCTAATTCTTCAGAATGATATTTTGCAGGGGTGACTATGAATAAATGCGTATGAATAGGTTTTTTGTATTTTTCTTCAAGTGCTTTTCTATAAAGCCATTGTTGTAGATACTCAGAATTACTAGGTTTAGTCATTCTTGCTTTTGTTTTTAAATCATAAACCCATAAAGCATCATCAAGATCAAAAATAAAATCAGTATATCCTATGAATGGTATACCAAGGATTGTGGTTTCAATCTGTTCTTGATAACTTAATAAAGGATAATTACCTAACTGCACAAATAACTGTTCGCAGTTCTTATACATCTTAGGAATGTAGCTTAGATATTTTTTAAGATTTTCTTGATCGTGATAATCTTCAAATTCACTCTTTAATTTCTTTTTATAGATTTCTATAAAGAGTTCCTCATCATCAGCTAATTCATCTTTCTGTAATTTAAGATGTAGCATTTCTTCAACGTAGTGACCTACACGCATTGCAGGATTAATTCCTGTATCTACCTTATAAAGTTTATTCATGATAAATTGACAAGGGTAATTAGAAAAAGAATTTAACTTACTATAACTCATTGGCAGTAAATCAAATTTTTCAAAGACTGATTTATCTAACATCAACACCACCTAGACGATATTCAGCAAATGTCTTTTTTGTTTCTGGATCAGTTTTGTAAACTGTTTCTATATGATAACCTCTTTGTCTTAATTCATTAATTCTTGCTGATAATCTAAAACAACCATACTTCATTAAAGCATCTAATGGTGTTAATGGTGATTTTTCTAAGTGTCGTAGTATTATTTTATTTTGTGTCATGATCTAACTCCTGTTTATACTCATTATATATTTCTAGTGCGTAATGTATAGGGTCTATGTTCATCTGTTCCCAAAACTTTCTTTCGCCAAATTTAAAAGTTAGTTCTTGGTGATGTGTATAACAGATCGGTATTCCTGTACTATCGTCTCTAATCATTGCACCAATTCTATGGATTCCTTGTAAGTGGTGGAATTGAATTTGATGATAGTTAAGATTCCCCTCTAAATTACAAACGTAGCAGGGGAGTGATGAACACACCCACTGCATATATTTTTTATCTTTAATTATTTTTCTATTCTTAGAACTCAATGGGATCGTTAGGTAAATCTTTTTTATCTACCTCTTGCTCCTTAATAGAATCAGTGACATCTTTTAAATGTGCATAGACATCTTTATTTTCTATTGCCCATTCATTAACTTTGACTGATACTCTAAGATATTGCGTACCTGTTTTTTCACTTGTATTTTTAAATAGTGAAATTTCATAAGGTACTCCTGCCTTTAAAACAAAATCCTCTTCAGGAACAAATTCATTGTTTCTATAAGGTGGAGCGTTTTCGTATTCGCTTTCATTTTTAAAAATATTAAATGCGACTTTTTCCATTAGATAATATCCTCACTTTCTTTTTTACCTAATTGTTTGTTATGAATGACAGGGGGATTTGAAAATTCAGAGTCTTCATCTTCGCCAACCTCCATCATAAATAATTTCATCAATAAATATTTGTATGCGTAGGTCGTAGCTTTACCACAACCTTTATCGGATTGATCTATACCATATCCAATATAATCGCCTACATGAATTGATTGACTTGTTTCAGTATCAATAATATCTGCCCATAATTTAATGATAGTTAAATTACCCTCTTTTGAATGTTCAGATATATGCGGAATTACTAAAATCTTTTGATCTAGTAATTCTTTTTTGATTACCTCATGTACTGCATTCCAAGATGTAATTTTATATGGAACACCTTTTGTCTTTTCTTGTTTAATTGAAGCAACTTTATGAGTGATTAAAAAGAGTTTTTTGTAAAGCATATTTTCACGATTCTCTTTTAATTTTTCTTTTGTGTATTCTAATTCGGACATATTTACCTCCTGTCTATTTTAGAACTGAATGACCTCTTTGTTGAAGACATTCTTGGACCATAGCTTTATAGGAATATTCTGCCTTATCTGGCAACCATAATAACTGTGGTCGTAGATACCAATTATAACCTATTTTTGTAAATTCTATAATAGAATTGGTATTTTCTTTTGCGATAGATTTACAAGTTTGTAAATCATCATTATATCTATAAGCCACTTCCGTGCCTTTATTACCTCTATGATCTACCACAGGTTTGTATGCGCATGATGTAATCATTAATGTAATTACTAATAACCTTAGCATCGACTTCCTCCTGTTGAAATTTACATAAAGGATATTCTTTATACCCATGTTTCATATATAGGTTTGCAACAATATGAATAAAAGGTTTTAACTCTTTAGGCATAAATATACTCCCTAAATTTATCTTCGTTGAAATGTTCGTTTGTATCTTTCAATCTTACAATGATTGTATTTATAACTGCACTTTTGAAGTTAGGAATATTTTCCTCATTCATAGCTTCAATCTCTTTAATGATTAAAGCTAGATATTCAAAATGTCTTTTTTCAAATTTTGGTGTTTTAGACATTATTACCTGCCATTTCTTTATATAGGTTATCTATCCATTCGTTGGCATGCCAAATAGCATCGCTAGAATTATCTACACTGTTAACTGAAAAAACATCTACTTCCGTATCAGTATTATCAAAGACATTAAATGTGGCTGATCCATTCCAAAAGACTTTGAAATCATCATTTGCAAAAACGCAAACATCACCTGCTTGTAAGTTAATCATTTTTTACCCCTATTCTTTTAGCTACTTCTTTAAAGATTTTTTTTCGTAGTTCTTCTTGTTTCTTTTTAGGTAATCCATAAAAAACAACTTCTATTTTTTCTTTTTTCTTAATCATTACTTGCCCTCCTGTATAAGCATTGTGTAATCATCTTGGGTTATTATTTTTTGTAATATCCCTTTTAGATAATATGCATGGTATATTACCTCTTTGTTATTCTCTATCTTTGTAAAATGTTTTACTTTGTCAAACATAGGTAAGATAGAAAAACTTTTTCCATTAACCAAAATAGCACCATGACCTTCACAGTCATGGCACTCTTCGTATGGTTTTTCAAAAGCATCATAAATATGGTTGATGCCTGATCCGTCACAAGTTTTACAATTAATAAATTCTTTCATTATTGTACCTCTTCAATAATTCTTAAATGTCTTGTTTGTGGTAAAAATTCATTGAAATTATAAAATTCATAACCTTCACCAACCAATCTTTCTTTGATGTGATATTGATCAGCAATTTTTTTGAAAAATGTAATCTGTGATTTTGTGCCTTCTAAAATTCTCACAGTCACAAGTTCACACCAAGATGCTTTTTTATATTCAATCTTAGCTTTAATATTATTTTTTTTTGCTAGTGTTCTTAGGTTAGATGCAACCTGTTTTGTTTCTGTCATTTGAACCTCCTGTATGTTCATCATGTATTAAAAACTAATTTGTTGTACGGACTTGTCAATCTTTTGTTAACAAAATCTTAACCTTTTTTAATCTGTTATTTTTCTTTATTTTCAATGGTTTTTCATGTAGTTTTATTTTAAATATAATTTCTAACATTATATTCCTCCTGTTTGGGGTAGGTTTGATCGACCTGCCCCTTTTTTTTTTGTTTATTTTTACTTGTTTTTGGTTAGTAATATTTAAAACAACAGGAGTTATCAAATGTCAAAAATGCCAAAAATGAATCTTTGGATTGATGCTTTCAATTCAGATACAAGTTTTTTAACTGATGAAGAACTTGGAATTTATTTTAGATTAATATTTTTTGCTTGGGGCAGAGAAGGTTATTTGCCTAAAGATTTAGAATTTATTGTTAATTTAACACGCAATAAAAATTCTAATGCAATAAATAAAATTATAAAACTTTATTGGATTGAAGATGATAAAGGTTATTACCAAAAAAGACTCAAAGAAGAATATGAAAGAGCAGTTCAGATGACTGAAAATGCTAAGAAATCTGCACAATCAAGGTGGGGTGTTGTAAAAGAGTCAGATAGTCCACCAAATGTGTTGAAATTGGAACACCCTAATGCGACTGCAATGCGATCGCATAGCGAACGCAATGCTTCTATATCTAAGTCTATATCTATATCTAAATATAATATTAATAATCACTTTGATATTTTTTGGGAAAAGATTTGTTATAAGGTCAATAAAGGTCAAGCAAGAAGAAATTATAGTAAATTACACAAAGATTGGCTTGAAGAACCAGAAATGTTAGCAAAAAAATATAATCAATATTATGATTTATTAAAAGATAAACAATATGCACAACATCCAAGTACTTGGTTGAACGCAGAGGGTTTTTTAAATGAGGGGATAACCATTGATGAAAAATCAGATGAAGAAATGCAAGATTGGAAGTTTAAAGGTGATGTAGAAATGAGAAAAAAAGGCATTAAACCTTTATCTTGGTCAGTAGGTTATATTAGAGAACTTGACGAAGCTATTGCTAAGGGCGATTCATAAAATGAATTTTAGCCCATTGACGATCTTGTGGTTTAAATTCCACTTCTACAAATTGGTCAATGCCTTTAGGAGCATTATTAAACTTGAATAAGTCAAGGAAAAAATTAATAGATTTTTGAGTAATACCATAAACATTCATTCTTGCAATCTAACGATTAAAATTTATTTTAAAATTATCAAAATGAGAAATCAGTTATGTCACAACCACAAAGCTATATCATAGTAGATAACGAAGATGGTACTTATACTGCTTATGTTAATTTTGGAAGTTGGGCATCTAAAGAGGAGGCAGAGCGTAATTTAGATTTAGCAATGCAGATGTTAGGTTTGCATGTAAATAAATTACCTACATTACACTAATGGATATAATAGAATTAAAACTATCAGAAATAAAACCTTACGATAAAAACCCTAGACAAAAAAGAGATATAGAAAAAGTTGCCCAATCTATTAAAGAATTTGGTTGGCAACAACCCATCGTAGTTGATAAAGCAAATATTATTATTGTTGGTCATTCAAGATACGAGGCCGCCAAATTACTAGAACAT